TATAACGTCCAGCAATTTACCCAGCAAGTGTTTGTGCGGATACGTGGACGTCAGATGGCATTTAAGATTTCATCATCAGACCTTGGTACGCAGTGGCAGTTAGGTGCACCGCGTATTGATGTAAGACCGGACGGTCGTCGATGACATTACCTTTAGAACGCTCCTTTGCGTTAATCCCACCCAATGCGCCGCGCCTACCTGCGGCTCCAGTTGAGTACGACCAGAGATACGTAGATACCTTAACGGGCATTTTGCGTCAGTATTTCAACACCATTGATAACTTTACGCAGGCTCTTTCTTCTGGCACAGGCGGGGGATTCTTGCAGTTGCCTTACGGGGCGTTTTCAAGTGACCAAGACCAAACAACAACGGCTAACACAGCCACGTTGATGACACTGAACACAACAGATTTTGCTAACAACATATCTATTGATTCATCTAAGATTACTGTAGCGAGATCAGGGATTTATAACTTACAGTTCAGCACACAGTTTGCAAACACAAACAGTAACGTCCAAGATGTATATATTTGGCTGCGTCAAAACGGGACTAACATTCCGGGATCGACTGGCTTTGTATCTATTCCGGGTAGTCACGGAGGTACGGATGGGCATTCAATCATTGGCTGGAATTACTTTCTAAGCATGGCGGCAAACGACTACATTGAAATTTATTGGTCTGTGCCTAATGTTGCCGTGAGTATTCAACATCTCGCTGCGTCTGGTACGCCAACCAAACCGTCTACCCAGTCTGTGGTAGCCACAATGTCGTTTGTGTCGTCCTTGTTCCCAACGGCCTAACATGATAAACTCGATTAACCCCCCATATACGAGGCAAAAATGAGCCTACAACACGCTGCCAAACATTTAGCCGCTCACGGTCGTGGTAAAGACACCGAACTTATCCACATGGATAAAGGTGAGATTGCAAGTCTTCAACAAATTGCAAAAGCAAACGGTGGGTCTTTAACTATTAACCCACACACTGGACTGCCCGAAGCGGGGTTCCTTAGTGCCATGCTTCCTATGATAGCTGGCGCAGGTTTAATGGCTGTTTCTGGTGGGGCTATAAACCCAATGACAGCAGGATTCCTCGTAGGTGGTTTAAGAACTGCACAGTCTGGTAGTCTGAGTAAAGGCATTATGGCTGGCTTTGGTGCTTATGGCGGCGCAGGTTTGGCTAGCTCATTTGGCACTGCGGGTGCAGTTTCACAAGCGGCTCCGTCTGCAGGGCAAGCAGTTGCCGCCGACACCGATGCTATGGCTAGAGCCGCTCAAGCTACCCAAGGTGTTCAATCAAGTGTTGCACCTAGCCTAGCGCAGACAACTGGGAGCGCAGCAAACGGAGTAAATGCACTTGGGTATAACGTCACGCCGACTACAGGGCCGAATGCGTTTATAAACCCAGAGTCTGGGCAGTACGCTGGTCAAAACATGCTAGGTGGCGAAACGGCTCATGTAGGTATGCAAGCACCAACAACGCAAGGGATACCAACAGCAGCACCTCAAGGTGGTGGGACCACATTCCCCGGCGAGTCAGCAATGCAAGGGACTAGTTATGCAGGGCCTGACATACCAAAATCTTTTGCAGATATGACCCCTTCGGAAAGAATATCAGCTATGGGGCGCGGCGCTTCGTTTGAAAACGCTTACGATTATGCTGCTGCAAACCCCAAATCTTCCCTTGTTGCCGCCACAGGCGTCGCTATGGGTATGCAAAAAGGGCCTCCAAAACCCGCTGAGCCCGACAGAGATATGGGTCAGCGATATAGTTTTACTGGCGGAAAATACGAGCCAGCACCTGCACCAGACGTACCAACCTACGATGAGATGCTATATGGGGGCGGCAATTTTGGTCGTCAGCAAAAATACTTTAAACAACCTACATACACAGCAATAAGCCCAACCGAGGCTAAAGACCTCTACAATTTTGCTGATGGTGGTATGCCTGTTGAGCGGATGTCTAACCAAGCCGCGATGGGTGCGAACACTATGTACCCAATGGCTAACATGGCTACGTCATCTTTTGCTACGCCTTATCAGTCTCCTGTGTCTACCAATATGCTTGCGCCTACCAGCGACAGCGGTGTAACCATGAACGGTGAACCTAATATGCAGGGTACTCGGTTGGCTGAAGGTGGCGAAGCTGAAGAGAGCAGACCCTCCTATACATATGACCCACAAGCCCGAAAATACATAGGTGGCCCATCAATGGGTGGGGCAAGCAACGCACCTCAAGATTTTGGGGCTAGCGCGGCGGCAGCTTTAGATAACTTTTCAGCAGGGGTTGCAAGGGATGGGCTGACGACTCCGATGGGGTCATATATACCACCTAGTTCTAATGGCATACCTAGTTACGCCTACAACCCCCAAACTCGTCAGTACATTCAAATGGCTGATGGCGGTATCCCCCGTTACAGAATTGGTGGCGATTTAAATGTCCAAGACGCCCCGGATGATCAGCCTGTAGGACCCATAGGGCGCTTGCTTGGCATGACAAGAAAAAGAGAACAAGATGCAAACCCCGGACTTGGCTATATGTACAACCAAGACGATCAGCAGTACGTTCAACAGCAGGCAGGAGGAGGACTCTCCGATGCGCGATATAACTTGGGTGGCTATTCTGATGGCGGTCGTTTACTTCGCGGGCCGGGAGATGGCGTATCTGATTCGATCCCTGCCGTAATAGGCAAGAAGCAACCTGCTCGTTTAGCCGACGGTGAATTTGTAGTTCCAGCCCGTATCGTGTCGGAGTTTGGCAATGGCTCAACCGAGGCTGGCGCACGCAAACTATACGCTATGCTAGACAGAGTTCAGGCATCACGGAAACGTACAGTCGGTAAGGGCAAGGTTGCAAAGAACAACCGTGCGGATAAATACCTACCTGCATGAAAAACAGTCGTGGGAAACTAGAATGGTTTGGGGGCAATCAAGATGCTTTGAATGTCTACCATGCGTTCGCTGATTTAGCGCACATCTGGGACGACCTCATAGACAAAGATAAACCTGTTTCGGCAGATGAGATCAATCGTGCTTTTTTAACATGTTTGGTTTATTTGCCAGCTAATCCGTTTTATCGCAGTATCCAAGAACAAATCCTACCTATGTGGCTTGTTGTAGTTTCTGCGTATGAAACTGCTAATTCCTTTGAAAAAAACAAAGACCCGCATGGCATTGAGATTGCCCACGGCTTGAGATATGCTGTTGGAAACATCTTAGCGTATGCGGTCCATGTATGTGTTGGCCCAGAAAAAGCAAAAGAAGTTTTGCCTGACATGTGGAAAACAATTTTTTACGAGCGGTTTGATGAGTACCGCAAGGAGCATTTAGATGTTGATCCCAAATAAACACAACGGATATTCCCGCGACGGTCGCCGTCTTTACTATATGGACGGGGGTAACGACCAACCAGCCGCAGAACAAAAGGCTAGTACAGAACTGCCTGAATGGGCGAAACCGTATGCTAAAGACATACTGGCTAAGGGTCAGGCGTTAACCGACGTCAATCAAAACCCGTACCAGACTTATGACCAAAACCGCATTGCAGGGTTTTCCCCAATGCAGCAGCAGGCTATGCAAAACGCTCAAGGTATGTCTGTAACTCCGCAAACGGGGGAAGCAACTGCTGGCGCAACTATGGCTGGACTTGGCGGCATGAATGTAGCAGGTCAGGCTAATCCTTATGGATTCCAGAGCCAAGTCGGTGGTTACATGAACCCCTACTTGCAAATGTCTTTGGCTCCTCAATTAGCGGAGGCTAATCGTCAGTATGATATTGGTGCTACTAAACAACAGAGCGCGGCAACACAGGCCGGTGCGTTTGGCGGTTCCCGTGAAGCGATTATGGCTGCGGAGAATGAACGTAACCGTAATATGGGTCTAAATAGCATTATTGGTCAAGGCTACAACACGGCTTTCAATAGCGCACAGAACCAATATAACCAAGGGCTACAGAACCAACTTGCTGGCTACGGCTTGCTGAATCAGTCTGCCGCTAACTTGGGCCAACTCGGTCAAAACCAGTATGGTCAGCAGATGGGCATCAACCAACTGCAAGCGCAGTACGGTGGTCAACAACAAGCTCAGATGCAAAAAGGTTTGGATACTTCGTATCAAGACTTCCTCAACCAGCAAAACTATCCATACAAACAGTTGGGCTTTATGTCCGACATGATTCGTGGGCTACCGCTGGGTCAGCAATCTACTACGCAGATGTATCAAGCCCCTCCTTCCGCTATTCAAACGGCAGGTGCTTTGGGTCTTGGCGCGTATGGTATCAATCAGCTAAGCAGAGCAGGCGGTGGCGAAGTCCACGGATACGCCGACGGCGGAGAAATTAAATACTATGCAGGTGACCAAGGCTCTGTAACTAGCGAAGAGAACGTCAGAAGCATTTCCAAATTTTTACCAGCAAAGCAACTACCTGCCTCCTACCAGATGGCGGCGGCTCGTGGTGACTTAGATGCTGAGATTGCCCTACAGAAGCAAATGGCGGAAAACAAACGCCTATCAGAGAATGCTACTATCGACCGTGGCCTTGGCAGTGCGTTTAATAGCCTACCCCCTGAAACTCAAGACGGCGTAGTCCGTGCTGCTGGTGGTGGCATTTTGGCTTTTAGTGGTAAGAATGCTAGCTTTGTGCCGCCAGAAGACGCCGAAGAAGATGATGAAAGATTGTCTGAACCACAAGACGACGGTTCAGTTGGCTTTACTGGCACGCCTACACAAAATGCTATGGCACAAGCATTTATGGCTTCACAAGAAAGGCTAAGGAATACCCCACAGTACAGCCCTCTAAGCCGTGCGGGTAGACTTTCTGCACAAAAGCGGTCTTTTAATGAGCTAAAAGAAATGGCTGGCCCCGATCCATACGGCGCGTTTGAGAAATCAGTAGCCGAAGATAAAGAGACCAGTGCTAGGGTCCTAGAACAAAACAAAGGTTTTGCTGCTTTGCAAGCAATTCCAGCTATCCTTCAAGGCGGAAATGCTATGCGTGGCCTCGGTGCAGCAGCAGGTGCCCTTGGTACTGGATTCGCAGAAGCCGCTAAATCTGATCGTGCTGAGAAACGCTACCTTAACCAGATGCAATTCCACTTGGCTGACGCTAAGCGCAAGGAAAACATGGGTCTGTTTGGTGAAGCCCGCAAGGATGTACAAGACGCCGAGGGCGCAAGACTTAATGCGGTTAAAGAAGCTCGTGCTCGTACGTCTGCAGAGGGCGCTAATTACGCCAAGATGACGACGGCTCTACGCCAACCTCGTGGCGCGGCGGGTAGTGCGCCTAAACCACCTAAGTTGCCCGAGCGTTTGTATGACGATAATTTAGCTAATTTGTTAGCAACTGAAAAACCCAAAGAGAACGAATCACCTGCGCAGTTCCAAGCTCGTATTAAAGCTACGGCTGGTGATATGACAGCCAAACAAGTTCATACCTCTGATAAAGGTCCTAATGCAATTGATCTTGGAACTAAGCAAATCCTTGGTAATTTGTCGCTTAAATCTTCAGAGACAGCCCGTAAATTAGCGCTTCAAGAAATGTCGGCAAAGAACCTTATTGGGTCTAAAGATCAAGATAGTCAGTACAAACAAATGTATAAAAAGCATTACGAAGAAACAATGGGTGGACATGCCAAAACAATAGGCCAGTCTAAAGATTTTGTTCTTGGAAATACAACGATGCCAGATATTCCCGGAATTAACCAAGCGAACCCTAACGCTGCACCTGCAGCGGCACCAGCAGCTACTGGCGCAATGACCCCCACTGCATTTAATGAGAAATGGGCAACACTTAAAAAAGGACAATCACTAGTCGGACCTGATGGCGTAACCTATACTAAGCAGTAATCATGGCTTGGACACCACCTTCTGATGCTGTAGCAGTACAGCCATCCTCTGACGCATCTAGCGAAGCATGGACACCGCCTAGTGACGCCGTAGCACGCCAATCCGTAAAAGGAAGAATGACCGTTCCTACGAGTGTGGGAACGTCTGGCGTCAGCATGGAAGAAGCGGAGGAGATGCCTACCCGCCCAGTTGCTAAAGGCAAATCTATATTTGAACGCGGCATCAAGATGGAGCCGCCCAACGTTGACTACCAGAAGAACTTGGAGACTATGCGCCAGAGCGGTAGTCCTGAGTCGGTTATGTTTACCCCCGGTCGTCAGCTCGAAGCTATCGATCAGCAGATCATGCGTGGTAATGCACGCAAAGATAGAGAGCAAGGCATTGCCTCTAAGAAAGCCGCCGAGCAAGCCGCAACTAAAGAGTTTTTACTTAAGCGCCAAGCTGAACAAGAAGGATATGGCGTTGGTTCTTTTGGGCAAGACGTTGCTGGTTCCGTAGCTAAAGGTGTTGTGGGTCTAGGGCAAACCGCTGCTGGTTTGGCGCAACTTACTACTGGTTGGATTCCTAGCGACCCAAACATTAACCCATTACAAATAGGCCAGTGGGGCAAGATGCTGGATAAACTCGGCTATGACCCCGAGAAAACTAACCAGTTTATTTCTGGACTGCAGTCTCCACAAATGCAGTTGCAACAAAACGAAGTTGCTCAAGCCAAAGGGTTCTTTAATACTGTTAGTGCGCTTGCAGTAAACCCGCTTGCACTGCTAGACACCATTATTGAGTCTCTCCCCGGAACTGTTGGTGCTGGCGCTGTTGCTGGTAAATATGTACGGTATCTTGCAGGTAAAGCCGCTACAGAAGCCACAGAACTTGGAATAAAAGGCGCAGCCGCACAGAAGTTTATTACTGAGAAAGTAAAAGAAAAAACTGTCCAAATTGCCGCCGCCGCGAGCGCTACCGAGGGCGCACAGACTGCCGGTTCTATCGCTGACCAAGCCCGTGCTGCTGGTAAAGATTGGGAAGATTACGTAGCCCCTGCGATAGCGGCGGGTTTTGGCACTGCGGCTATTGGTATTGTTGCAGGTAAAGCAGCGTCCAAACTTGGTATTGGCGACGTAGAAACCGAAATTGCCGCACGTTCTGCAGGAATTAAAGGTGTAGGTACTGGTGCTGCAAATCAATCTCTTGCGAAAGTTGTACGTAATGAGTTGATTAAAGAAGGTGTCTTTGAAGAGATGCCCCAGTCGGCGCAGGAACAAATCTTTACTAACCTTGCTACTGGTCGTCCTTGGAATGAAGGTGTAGAAGAAGCCGCCGCACAAGGCTTAATGGCTGGTGCTGGTATGGGTGGCGGACACGCTGTCATCGCTCGTGCATTGCAACGCACTGGTGAGGTTGTCCAAGAGCAGACAAACAAACTAGCCCAAACCATTGTTGACCAACGTCCGATGTCGGCAGAAGATTTAGCCAAGTCAAAAGGATTCTTACGCAAAGAAAAAAGTAAGGAAACAAAATCTGAAGACGATCTTATCGCCGACTTAGATAAGTACAACCAAGATCAGATAGATGCTGAAGAGGCCGCACCTCAACAAACTGAAGACGAGAAGTTAGCCGCTGAAGAAGCCGCCGACGAACGCGCAGCTATTCAATCTACAGAAGTATTTACACCACCCGAAGACGGAACCCCAGAGCCTCCCGATATCTTTGGCGAAAAGAAAGAAGCCGCACCGACGCAAACAGTTGAAGAGTGGGAAGCTAAACATATAGATCTTTCTAATAAAGTAGCAGCTAAAGAAAAAGAAAGCAACCCTAAAGACTGGACACCAGAAGAAAGAGCCGCCTACAACAGCGGCGACTGGAAGAAATTTTCCAGACTAAGAGGTTACACAGAAGATGAGATTGCTGAGTTTGAAGCCTATTTAGCCTCCATAAAAGAAGGCCAAGAAAAACACGGGCTATCGCTTGACGACATTCAATCATTAGAACTGCCAGACGTACAAAAGAAATTAGAGGCCGCACCACCTGCACCTGCTAAAGAGATCAAAGCTGAAACTACTGCGCCTGACTTTAAACAGCAACGCCAACAAATACAAGATGAACTCGATGCTTCCGAAGAAAGACTCGGTGCCCTTGAAGACGAACTATCAGAAGGTTTATCTACATTACCTATTTCTAAACGCGAAGCGCTACAAGACAAAATTGAAGCTGCGGAACAAGAAGTTGATGCGTTAAAAGACAAGCGTAAGCAAGCGCTTAGAGATATAGATAAGGCTGAGAAGAAACATATTGCAGATAGCAGTGGTCTTGCGCCTGTTGAAAACGAACAAGAAATAGCCGAAAAAATAGACGATGAAGGTATTTATTTTGATATAGAAGATGAAGATGATATAGACCCAAGTACGGGTGATTTATGGCCGGGCTACGACTACTACGCTATTGTGCCAAGTACTAGTAGGTATGACAAACCGTCTAACCCTAGACTTATTACTAACCTTGAAGATGCAAAGAAAGCAAAAGCTGCAGGGATGCAGGTGCGTGCGTTAGAAAGACAAGAGCCAAAAACTGTCGCTGAACTTGAGCAAGAAATTGCAGAACTAAAGGGTCAACGCAATAAATTGCTTACGCCCACAGGCAAGGAACCTAAACCTGATAGCAAAAAAGGTAGAGAGTGGGCGGCGCTTACCCGACAAATGGACGGATTGTGGGGGCAAATTTCAAGATTAGAAGTTGATATTGCTGTAGCGGAACGGGCTGCACCAGAATTTAATGGGATGCCAGCCCCTGTCAGTACTGACCTTGTAGTTATAACTCCACCTGCAACCGTACAGCAAGTACCTGCACTGCCGCCACCTGACCAAGCGTCGCCTGATCTACAAGCGCTCTATGATTCTGCTACTGCCAAGGCAAAGAAGGCGTGGGAAGTTCTATCGCTTGCCGATGAAGCACTGTCTAATGAAGAAGAACCTTCTGATGGTAGCCAGCCTTCTCCTGTAAAACTTAAGCAACTATCTGACGCACGAGAAAAAGCGCATGCTGAATGGGAAGTGCTAGAGAAAGAAGCCGAGAACGCATTTACTGCGCTTACTCATGAGCCCTACACCATCGAGGGTGAAACCCGTATCGTAGAAGAAACCGTAGCACCACAGCTTGCGGCACTCCCTGCACCAGATATAGATCGCCTAGAGAAACACTATGGTTTGAGCGCGGGGTCGCGTGACTTTATTCTCAAAGTCAAAGAGGACATTGTTCGCTACGCCAATGAAGGTGCCGAGGTTATTGCCGAAGCCATTCGCGACATTATTGGTAAGTTGCATATAGGTGTCCTATCTGCGGCGATCATCTTTAACCCAACAAATGTAAGCACCGCCGAGTTTGTTACTTACCCAACCGCCACGATTGCCATAACGGAACAGGTACTTGCCGACTTGCCAACAGGCACGGAGATGATGTCGGATGGGGCTAAACAGTCTTACAAAGTTTTGTATCCAGCAATCAAAGATAAGCTGCAAGCAGACGACAAGATCCTTACCATCGTAGATAAGCCCAAAGGCCACACGTATTTGTTTAAGCCTAACGGGACTCTATTGTTGCGTACCAAGACGCTGACAGGATTGGCCCCCGGGGACTTCTTTAAAGGTAACAATACCCTCCCACAAAACCGTATTACCCCCGCAGGGTTCTTCACATTCGGTCTTCGTGATGCATTACGTAGCGCTGGGGAAGCAACAACTGCTGGTGAGTATGACTTTGGTAAGGTATTTGTACTAGATAAAGTTTTTAGTGGCGAGTACAGCATGACGCTGATGCACTCGGTGTGGCTCAATGAATCTGATGCTTCAATGCGGGCAAAGGCTATTGCTAGCGATAGCGAGACAGACTCACGTTATTCGTTTGGTTGCATCAACGTAAACAAACCAACATACAAGTTCCTGATTGACAACCATCTCAAGCAGATGGACGGCTCGTCGGTCTTCATCGTCCCTGACAATCCTGCAAATCTGGCGTCTCTCTTATCAGGCAAACCAGAGAACCGTGACGGGCTTGAGCGTAATGTATTCACGCCCCCCACAAAGACAGTCAATAGAACTATTGATTCTGCTACTACAACTCCAAACCTTGCATCTGCTGCGGCTGCAGATAGACGCAGGAACATGTTTAGAAGCATCGTTGCTAACGCTTTACCGTCAGGAGAGGTTGAGCCAAGCCTTGCCGAATCTATTGCCCATAATCAAAGGGGCATAAACAAACTAGATGCGCTCTACAAAGATGGCAAGATTACTGCAGAGCAATACGCAGAGGCGATGCTCAAGATTAACGAAAGCATCCAAGAGCGTGCAGATAAAAATCGTAGTAATAAAAGTAAACAACGTGGGTTTGGTCGTGTCATAACAGCACTAGAAGACGCTAAGAAAGCTGGACGAATCAGCCCAGAGACCGCCGACTTTGCTATTTGGTTCTTGATTCAGAACCCTGCGCTTGCAGATGACCTAGCTATTAAGATTGCTCTTCCAAAAACAAAAAGGGAAAAAGAAGCTAACGAAGGCACCGCTGGGTATTACACCCCTATTGCAAGAATAGTTCGCTTAGTTACACGCAAAGCACCTAGCCCATTCGAGACTGATAAAGAAACTGAACGCTACGCCGCTACTAAAGAAGACACTGCCGTCCATGAAATCTTGCACCATACCGAGCGTATGTTGCCCGTGCAGATACGCCGTTTGATCCGTAATGAGTGGTCACGCCAGATTAGAAACAAACTAAAAGAAGCCGCTAAGACCAAGAATGTAGCTCTTCAGTTCTATCTAAATAACGTAATCAAAGCCAACACTGAGCAAGACATGGCTGCTTGGGCGCTTGCGTCTAAGGCTATCCAAGATGGTGATGTGCCGTATGAAATGTACGCGCTGTTTAACCCTTCAGAATTCTGGGCGGTTAACGCATCTAATCTTCTATCTGATCGCTACTATGCTGGTACTAAGTTCCAAAAAGCAAAGCAGTGGGTACGTGAGTTCATTGAGGCACTTAAGTCAGTATTCGGCATAACCAGCGACGACCCAATCATTCAAGGCTTAAACGCCGTCTTGCGTGGCGATGGTACTTTTGTATCTGATGACATGCTTGCAGAAGGTAAGGCTGATCAGACGTTTAGACAGATCGTGCAAAAGGGCTTGCACCCTTCCGTAGTTGAAGCAATAAACAACAACGACATCAGCGGCGCTCTACGTGCTGTAGCTAAGAACACATCTGGCTTGTACTCCGTACTTGCCGCACGGTTGGCAGAACTGAACCTGCCTACGACGATTGGTTTCAATCGTGAAAGAGAATTGGTACGCCAGCACATAGACAGCAAGTCTAGTCAGCAGCAGGTTCAACTCTTTACCTACGTACGCCGTGCCTACCCAGAACTGTTTGAAAAATACTTCAAGAACTACGATCGGCCTGAGAGTTTAGAACTCGTCTATGCAGGTCTAAAAGAATTGTACAAACCCCAGTACAACACCTCTGCATTGAACATGCAGTTGGCGCTAGTGCGTGATGAGTTTGATAAGGCTATGCCCGGCCTCGTGCATTCTGGCTTGTACATGCCTAGCTCTGACGCAATCAGCCTTAGAACTGGCGGGCAATTTGGTTTAACTAACCGTGTGTTTTTGCATGAAGTAGTGCACGCCGCTACTGAGTTTGTATTGCGTGACACCAAAGGCTTAACCCAACGCCAACGTGAAGCAGTGACTCAGTTGTATGTCATGTACAACTACGCAAAAGGCCAGTTAAATATTGAAGCCTACGGATTTAAGAACGTATTTGAGTTTGTTGCTGAAGCACTGACTAACGCTGACTTTCAAAAGAAATTACGTACTATCCAATATGCACCAACACAAGGGTCGGTGTATAACTCGTTACTGCGTTTTGCAATGAAGATGTTTGGTGCCGACAATGTAGCTGGCGCAACAATAATCCAAGCAAATGAAATCTTCTCTGCGTTCCGCCCAGCAGGTGCAATCTCTGGGTCATTACGTTTTGCCCCACCGATCAAAGGTAAGAAGGGTAGATACAAGCAGGGGCCGCTTACAAGTAAGTGGCGTACCGCCGAGGATGCAGCAGTCCGTCTAAGCGATGCACTTAAAGGTGCAATGGCTAGTATTCCTACAGCATCTAGTTTAGCTAGCGCGGCTCGTCGCGCAGGCAAATTTAAGTTACGTAGTTTAGAGTTCCCATTCTTAGGGTTACGTATGCTTAAAGAGGATGTACAGCAAAGTAATCCTTACATCGGCTCGGCAGTAAAGATTATCACTGACATGCTTGCATACCGTGGGCGTATGCTTAGCCGTGCCAAAGACACCATTCAGAAATGGGCGCAGATGCAGTTGGATGCACCAGCACAATCTCGCTTGATGTCCCGCGTCATGTTGGAAGCTACTATCCAAGGCATAGAAGTTGACCCGCAAGGCCCCGGCTATATAGACCCACTAACTGCTGGGCCTAAAGATAAAGTTGCACCGCAGCAACTTGTTGATGCATGGAACAAACTTGATCCTAAGTTCCAAAACTTGTATCGTGAAGTTCGTAATTACTACACTGACTTACTAAAGGCTACTGTCCGTGAAATGAAAATGCGCGTACTAGCAAGCGGTAAAACGTCAGCAGAAAAGAAAGACTTGATACGCAAGATCAACAAGCAGTTTGCTGAAGAAAACTTTAGCCGCCCCTATTTCCCATTACGGAGATTCGGAGACTTTTGGTTCCAAGTTACTGCTAACGGACGCACTGAGTTCTACACATTTGAAAATCACATTGATCGTGACTTGGCGTACGACAAACGGTACGCTGAACTATCCAACGGCAACGTAACTCAAAAAGCTGCTGCTGAAAGCATGCGGGCGGGTAACGCCATATCTCAGTTGTACACCGACAACAAAGATATAGGTGGTGCGCTAAGAGACGTCAATCAACTTATCGATGATATATCTGACACAGTGACTACAGTCCAAGGGGGCCAAGCCTTTACGACTAAGAAGTCGGCTGATGCTATTAAGAGCGAAATTAAAGGCGCAGTTGACCAACTTGTCTACGTCCTATTGCCGCAACAAAGCATGCGTAAGATGTTTATCAACCGCCGTGCCGTGCAAGGCGCAAGTGGTGATATGTTGCGTGTGTTCTCGGATACAGCTGTGAGGGCGGCATATCAACAGTCTCGGTTCAAGTATGTTCAGCCGTTCCTAAACAACATGAGCAACGCACATGATTACATTCGTGCGTTTGTACAAGGAAAGCGCCAGACCGAAGCACTCGACTACATCAACGAAGTTGAAAAACGCTACAAGCACATCTTTAGCATGGAAGATAAAAGTGCGGCGGCTAGATTTGCTGGCGGTGCTAACCAAATGATGTTCATGGTCAACTTGACCGCGCCTGCTAGTGCGCTAATGAACGTCTTGGCATTCCCTATTATGGCTGAGCGCACCATAGGCGGTAAGTACGGTGTCGTTAAAGCAAATGCAGTAATGGCTAAATACTTTGGTCAGTACATGCGGACAATGCCTAAACGCACGCTTGCTCCAATCGGTAAAGGTTTGAAGGCTGAAATATCGTGGCCTTCTATTGTGGAAGGTGGCTACCTAAAGGGCGCATCTGCCCGTGCCGCACAAAAATTTACCGACGACGGCGACATTAACGTATCGCAAACCAGTGATGTGTTTGATTTTGCAGAGCGCCCATCCGAGCTGTATAGCAACGGGATGTTTAGCCGAATCATGCAAGGCATAGCGATGCCGTTCCATCAGCTTGACCGCTTGACTCGTGAAGTAACGCTGATGTCTGTATTTGATTTAGCGTATGAGCAATACTTAACTGCTGACAAACGCGATGAGCGTGGCGTTATACAACGTGACCCCAATACAGGTGACCCACTAAAGTACACAGAAGAAGAGGCATTTAACGCAGCGATTGAAGATGCGCGTGACGCGGCGGCGGCTTCGCTTGGTGAATATCTGCGCCAACTAAAAGGACGTGCATTCTCAGGCCCTGTCGGTGCACTTGTGATGCAGTTCAAGCAGGTGAGTATTACTATTTTCCGTGCCATCTATCGCGATATGTGGCTGGCATTTGGTGCGCCGTTGACAACAGCAGAGCGGGACGAGTTTAAGAAATTCTTAGAAGCACAGTACAAGGGTGCTCCTAACGTCACACAGATCGTAGACCAGCAGATAAAAGAATACGAAGCCTACCAAAAAGAAATTCACCGCGAAGCTTTCCGTAAGGTAGTCATCATCAATGTGACTGCATTCTTAATGGCTGGGGCAGAGGGTACGCCTTTGTATTTCTTAGTATCATTATTGCCAGCGATTGCCCGCATGTTTGCTCCAGACGGCGAAGACTGGGATGACTTTGAGACTTGGTTCTTTAATATGCTAATGAACGACTTTAGCGGAGCTGTATCTGAACTAGCAATGCAGTCTGGCATGGGCGAAGAGAGTGCAGAAAAGTTAGGTATAAAAGCCGCGCATGCAGTTGCACGCGGAATTCCTGCGGCTGTAACTAACTGGAGTTTGACCGAGCGTATTGGTATTAACCCGGGGGAGATGCTTTTCCGTAATGCACGCTACTACGCTGATGCTAAACAAGAACTGCAGGATATGGTTATTAGCAATCTTGGCGCATTCCCAAGTTACATGCTTGATAACATACCTACTGCATATCAACTTGCGCAAAAAGGGCACTACGAACGTGCGTATGAAAAGCTATTTCCTGCAATCGTTACCAAACCAGCCGTTGCTTACCGACTTAATGAAGAAGGTGCTAAACGTATTTCGGGCAAGACTGTCTTGCACAAGGATGAATTCGATAAGTTGGACATTGCGGCACAGGCTATCGGTATTCGCCCAGAAAAGTTATCGCTAGTAGACCGTGCAAATTCAGCAGCATCAGAAAGAATGCTTAGGTTAAACACCAAAAAGTCTCAGTTGTTGGATCGCATTTGGGTAGAGCATTTGGCTGGCAGTCCAGCCGAGAACGTAGCACGTCAAGAGTTCTACAAGTTCGCCGCTAAACACCCTATTTTTATTGATGATCCAGAAAAAACTATTGAAGATAGTTTTGATAAGAAGTACGAAGGACTAGCAAATGCTGGGGTAAACCTTGGTGTAGATATCCCAGAGAACCTACTGCAAGAAACCGCACCAGTTTTGTCGGGCGCTAAGAGACTGCGCTAGTTACTTACGCCAGATGCGTAGTCCTTTGATGCCGTCTTCGATAACGGCCTTTATTGCTACCTTGAAACCAAGACGCTTGGTCACAGCCAACACCGTTGTTTTACTTTCCTCTAGTTTTAGGCAGGGCACGAAGAACGACGTACCCTTTTTGAACTTGCGCCAGTTAATCTGATAGTCAAGGTCATTTATCCTCATCGGCTTGCGCCTCATCCGTATCTGTAGTACCTATGAAAGCATCAGGGTCAAGGAAGTCGCCCTTAGAACAATCAAATACAAACGCGTCAACTGGCGGGATGCCGCTAATCTTCGTGCCTTTAGCCATGCGTTTCTTCACGGTGCCAACATAGATACCGTCTTTGGTAAGTGAGGTAAGCACATCCTTTATCGTGATCTGGTGCTCAGCACACCAAGCCCGTAACTTCTTACTGATGATGAACAGTTTGCGGGTATCAGGCTCCATCCGAATGATGAGTTCGCCCTGTGGTTCTAAGATAGGAAGCATCTCTACCCCCGTTCGTTTGTCCGCCTGATCGTTAATCACCAAGGTATTGCGACGGTGCTCACTCCAGTACTCGCCGATCACACTGCTGTGGGTTGTGGCTGGTGGCTTAATCTCTGTACGCATCTGACCGAACTCGGCGACTGCCCATTTGAGTACGCGACCTACGTCGATATCATGGATCCCTAGACGCTTGGCAAACAAAGCACCAGCTATGTTGCACGCCGCCACACCTGACCAGAACCGCTCACGGCCTGTAAATCCAATCTGCTTATCGATGATGCGCTGTAGTTCCTTAACTTCTAAGATACGTTCTTCCAAGTTTTCTACCAAGTCACGGATGTAGATAGACCCTGCATGCCCGTAGTTTGTGTAGAGCTTGGGATACAGATCGTCGGCTTCTTCCTTAGTGATTAGCTTAGTCTCAGGGATTTGATACTCAATTACCCGCATCAACTCACCGTCGGGTGTGGACTTCAAGGACTTAAGCTTGTCTACGATCGATGCGTTTGACGAACAAAGAAGCATAGTCTGCCACTTAGCAAAGTTCTTGCGCTCAGAGTTCGAGTTGGAGTTCATCCGCCCACGGCCTCGGCCTTGAGAAACTGCATAGGCAAAGTCAGAACAGTCGTCTGGCTTCATCTTGGTAATCTCGTCACACCCTAGGCCAATGTTGTTCATCACACCGAGTCGGTGTAAGCGCACTGCCATAGTGTCCCGCTCGATCAACATCAATTCTTCGGGATGTCCGTACACGCTGTGCATGGCTTTGATGGCTGTCGTCTTGCCTGTGCCGGACTCATTGTTAATCATGTTAATGATTGCGCCTTTGAGGTGCAGATGCTTCATTAGCGGTGCGCCAAATGCAGTAAAGAATCCAAACGCATGAGGCTCAAACCCCGGAATGTCGTACTTGTTTATTACATTTTTCCATTCTTCAAAGTCACCGACTGGGTTGAACCAATCTGAAAGGTCTGCTGTGTAACTAGATGGTGGACTGTACTTGTCACCCTGTGCGGTAATCTCCCGCTCACCCAAGATAAACGATTTATCCTTCTCGGTCCAACCGAACTGCGTCCTCATAATCTCTGCTCCTTGTTTATATTGCATCTCCTTTACCGAACGAACGATATAGGCCATGATGTTTTCCATTTGCTTCTTCAACGCTACGACACCAAACCAAGCCAGCTTCTCGCGTAACTTATCCGTTGTCAGCAAATCCACCACAGGCAACGCAAACTCTTTTACGCCGTCACGAGGGGTGTGCAGACGCATCCAAATGGTTTCACCCGCTTGCGGGTCTTTTAATCGCTTGACCACATATAGGTCATGCTCGTAAATCAAGTCGGCTTCGGGGTCATCATCATCTGACTTGCGGTAGACGCCGCCGTTCTTACCTCTGAAGTATGGAAAAGGATATTCGGGGATATCGTAGATAACCGTCTTCTCTTCCGTCACGTACTCAACCGTGTTGTCCTCTGCTGTAGCGGCGGCAATCTCTGCGCCAAGAACAATAGGGCTTTTAATCTTGCCTTTATGGATGCAACCTGCGCAACCTGATGGGTTGATAGCCTCCCACGAATCGCATGTGTAAGGACCTTTGATTAGTTGTACCTTGGCGACTGTCTCGTCAGGGTGGTAGTCGGGGTGATCTCTAGATACATCATGTATGGCGGTGTCGACGTCTGTGCAGAACTTAGCAATAGATAACGTGGCACGCCAACGTGGTTCGTCTAAGATCTTTTGGTCAGTGATTGCTCTAGCTAGCTGCAGGCAGCCTGTTCCACTTACGTTCTTGTCTAATATGATTTGGAATCGGTGCTGACGATTGCCCATCAACGCCTTGGTCATGTCATCTGCAAATGTAGGCAGATAGTCTGGCGTCTCATCTATCACGCCCAGTTTGTCTTTAAACTCACCGAACGATATCTCATCGCCCATCACCATAACTGTTACTGGTAGTGGTGGCTCAGTCTTATGGTTGAATGTGTCTGGCATCCGCAGAATAGACGCGGCATCGGCAGTTCTAGCGGGATCGTCCTCCAAGCCTTCCTGATTGCACACGACTTTTAAACGCTTAGCGGTGTTAACCCACTCTTTGCGGGAGATTGGTTCAGTCAAAGGCCAGTAGACATGCAGTCCACGACCAGAGTTCACAATCGTCGGCTTCGGTAAGCCAACAGTTTTACAGAATGTTTTAAGCGCGGCTAGTCCGTCACCTTGATCGGCATACGGCTTACCTACCCCACAGTCGATATCAAGCCAAAACGACTTGATGTTTTTCACGTTATCGTTAGTACGTGAACCTGATTCTTCGTACTTTGCACACGCAAAGTAAACGTCAAATCCTTCGTCCAGCAAAGTCTGAACGGCATCTTCTACTCCCTGCATGTCCTCAACAAACATTTGTCGAGGGTGGCCTGTCTTCTTTAGACCCACCACGCAGTACCACCCGTCAGACGATAACACCGTCGACAGTAAATCTGCTCTTGTCATAGCCGCCTCTAAGAAATGCGTCGGAAGGGCGCGGCGAGCCCCATCCGAACGCTACTGAACAAACCCAACCTTTGAAAGCATCTCGTTAATTTTGGCCTCGTGTACCTTGCGTGGAATCCACTCGCCTGTAAACCACTTGTAGATGGTCATGCGGCTGACTCCAAAGTACTCGGAAACTTCACGAACGGAATAGTCTTTCTTGATACAGAAGCGCCCCAGCTTTACGCCGGGACTTTTAATATCTGCTTCTTGGTTGGCGCGGACGATTCGAGTTGCGTAACCTCTGTTATCCATTACTCGTCATCAGTCCATTGCTTCAGTACATCATTGAACTCCTTTTTAGGGGCGGGTTCAACGTTTTTCTTAGCAGTGCGCTTAGTTGGCTCAGGCAGTATGTCTTCTACCTCAGCTTTAGGTGCAGGGGCGGCAATCGATTTGCGCTTAACACCGTCGGTCTGTGATGGTGTCTGCACGACAGCGGATTTTGCGGCAGGGCTATCGCCTTTGTCTTTAGCAACTAACCACTCTTCCTTGGTCAAGAAACGTGCGGGCTTGAAGGTCAACTTGGGGGTATCGCTATCGCTGTCCATACGCATCTCTGTTACCAAAGTGCCGAGGCTCTTGCCTTGTGCGCCAACATACTTAGCGTATTGCTGGAACGGCATCTTGTCCACATCACCGCGACCAAAGATTGACTTGGCGGGTAACACCAACTGGAACACATCACCTCCAACGTCGTCGGCTAACAAAACAGCCAAGCGTTGCTGATAACGACAGGCGCGTGAATCGCCCTGACCAGAACCTTTGATGTTTTGTGAACAGCCTTCGCAAGAAGAGTGTTGTGGGTACTCGATGCTTGCATCGGGCTTTTCGCCATCGTTAGACCAGCAGTCAGGGTGCGAAGTTTCACCAGCAACATACTTACCAGCGTAGAAAGAACGCGACACTTTGGTTGCGCCGTTCACAATGACAATGTTCATTGCACGGTTTTCATTCTTTGCAATTTCCTCACCGCTGACCATCATGCGGAACACACCACCACGGATGGAGATGCGCTTCATGCCAGTGTTACCGGCAAGTGCTTTGGTCATGTCATCGAGGCCGACTTCCTTTAGGTAGTCAGGTAGATTGGTGCTGAAAAGTGCGAGGTCGTTACTCATTTGGAGTTCCTTTAATAAAATTGAAAAAGACATTTGCGTTATGTACCAATTCTTCAACTGATACGTATTGCTTGTTCTGTTTGTTCAGCTCAAGCGCATGATCTACCGCACGCTCTCGGTAGTACATTTGGTCACGTTCCATGCGGAACATCAATTCTTCACTGTCCATTACTTCCTCCTAATGGTGATTTCATATTCCCGATCAATGTTCAAACCCATAGGTTCAACATCGGGGTTGTTCTCTAAGAACTCTTTCATATTTGTTTGATGAATACGTTTCTCCAATAGCCCCATTGCTTCATGCTCTTGCATAAATTTATAGAAGCTTTCCCAGTCATTAGTCCAGAAGCGGTCTTTGACGGTTCGATACGCAGTGCCCTGCGGTGTTGAAAAGCTAGTCACGCCAGTCTCTTTCGAGACCTCAAGTAACTTGTGCTTTAGGATAGTCATCTGCTCTTCTAACTGGGCAGACTCGGCTTTGTACTTTGCGTACATTGCTTCTTTAGTGTCGCGAATCTTAATGTAAGCCTCGACGACTTTCTCAATAGAAAAATCTGATTCCATACTCACTCCAAATTATTTATTTATGTTGTCGGTGTCTGCCACCAACAAAAATTATTATACTCTTTTTGTTGACAATGTCAAGAGTTAATTTCACTTTTATACAGATCAATAATCTTGTTGTGGAAGTCCAATTTGTTTTGCAACATTCCGTAGAGTTTTGTTTCTACTGGACTACCTTCAAGATGTACGATCGTCATAGGGTTACGCTGACCCGGCCTATCGATACGTGCGTTTGCTTGCAAGTATGTTTCAATCGACGTGACAGGAGCGTACCATACGATTACGTTTGCCGCAGTAAGGGTTACCCCATGTGCCGCCGCTTGTGGTTGAATCAAAAGTACTCGTGGCTCCTCTTGCTCTTGAAATCTTTTAAAGATGTCGGTACGCTTTGACACGCTTACAGAGCCATTGATAATCTCTGACGTTACTTTATTCTTAGTTAGGAAATCCTGTATTAAAGCTAACGTGTGCGTGAACGGCACAAACACTAGAACTTTATGGCTTGCCTCCTCAATAACTTCTAACAAAATGTTTAATCGGTTCGATGCGTCAAACTCTATGACATTCTTGGTATCTGTATACACAGCCCCGCAGGAGATTTGTAATAGTTTGTTTAGTTGAGCCGCCGCATTCACGGCAGAGACTTCATCGCCAACTGCTTCAATCAGCATCTCTTTCTTGAGGTCTTTGTAGTACTTAGACTGCTGTGGTGTTAGCGGAGTGAACCGCGAAGTGTGCGTCACATCAGGTAAGTCGATGCAGTCTTTCTTCTCAAAGCGAATTGCAGGTTGCAAGAGGTTGTGCACTATGCCTTGGGCTTGCGGTTTTGGAATCCATTTGAATCGTGAGAACTGATACATCACAACATCGCGGAACGCTGTGTACAAGTGTGGGGTTCTTGCGGGTACGCATAGTTTGGCAAGGCCGTAGGCATCTAATGGTGATTGAGCTGCGGGTGTACCAGTCATCATCCATATCCAAGTATCAGGAGTGGTTACTCTTCTTAACGTTTTAAAACGCTCAGTCCTAGAGTTCTTGTAGGCATTGGCTTCGTCAATGATGATGAGGTCAAACCCACCAGCCTTGAGTTCTTCTTCAACAATGCTCACACCGTCGTAGTTAATGATGACGTACTCGGCTACACCTTCTACGATAGCCTTGCGTTTCTTGCGATCTCCGTGCGCTACATCCACATGGCGGTGAACAGCAAACTTAAATAGGTCGGCTTGCCATGCGGCTTGCATGATGGATACAGGACAAATAACCAGAACACGGCTGATGTATCCCTGCGCTATTAGATAATCCGATGCCCAGATAGCTGATGCAGTCTTGCCAGTCCCTTGTTCGTTAAAACAAAAAGCGCGGGGGTGTAGGGTTAGAAAGGATGCAGTTTCCTTTTGGTGGTTCATTGGCCTATGGAGTCCGGGCCAGTCATAGTCTCGGTCAATCGGGGACGGCACGCCCTCCCAACCAAGCGTCTTTAACATTTGTGCTTCTTTCAACCCCCAATGGACAGCCACCGAATCCTCGGTGTACTCGGCGCTCTTAGCAATCGTCGAGAGAATCTTCTGTGGCTCTTCAGTCTGTATGACTAGGTATTTGTTTTCAACTACTTGCATGTAAATCTTCTTTTAGTACGTAAACTGCTTGCCCAAAGTCTGGGCGCATGATGAACAACTGGCGACCAATCATTTCGTTCACGATAAAAAACATATCGTTGTCTGAGTTGCGTACCATTCTTATTTCATACGCGCTAACAGGGCGGTTGTTAAAGTGCAATAGAAACGCCGCTTTTAACTGGTCATCAGTCATTCCACGGCAGAAATGCTTTTTAATCGCCCTCTCGTCGCGCCTACTTAAAGTAACCTCACTTAATTGTGTGGTCTGATTTGCGTGCATAAGATCGGTTATCGCTAGCGGCTTTTACGCGGAGATTGCCTCGGACAGTAGTTCCGCCCTTGCTTAACGGCTTCTTGTGGTCAACGTCTTTGCCGTCACCTTTGTGGACTAGCCCTGCCTTCTCCATGATTGCGCGTGCTTTGTTTCTTGCCGCACGTTTCTTCTTAACGGCAGGGGTGCCGTCATAGGTTTCGTATTCGTGCTTGTATGGTCTAGGTTTGTTTACGTATGGCATTTCAACTCCTCTTACTGTTGTGTTCGCAGTCGGTGACAGGACACCAACCACGACATGTGAAGTTTGGTCTAGGGTTCCAAACATCTGTAATCATCGCACTCTCTAGCTGATTTGTCTCGGGTATCCACTTGCCCCAAGCCTCAGTCTGTTGATCTGTATTGAACTCGGCGGCAACTAGGTCTTTGACTACCAAGAACATCAGGCCAGCCTTGATTGTTTTAACTTGCGGGAAGTGCTTGAAGGTCAAAAGGGACAGTAATTCTAGTTGCTTCTTGTCCGCGTACCTACTGGATTTGCTAGTCTTGTAGTCAACGATCCGTGCCTTCTCGCCATCGATAACAAGCAGGTCGGCAATACCACGGAACCAAACATTCTTGTCTCTAAACGCGCATGGTTGCATGTCCTTGGTCAACCCCATCTCATGCTCACATAACTTCTCGCCCGACAAGGCTTTCAGTGGGTCAAGGAACGGCTGAATGTAGGCGTACTTTTCTGGTATCGCAGTACCATCACGGATGTATTCTTCTGCTGCCTTATGAACCGCACTGCCGTAAAGCAGGTGTTCCTGTGGTGGCTCGACGATATCCTTGACGATACGCATCCTGTGGTACTTACGTGGGCACTGCTGAAACAGCGAAATGCTTGAATACGACCATGTGTAATTCATTTGAGTGCGCTCGAAATTTTGTCTAACTTACCTTCTTTTTCCAACTCAGCAAGAGTCGACATTGCAGTTGCCGCACGCTCAAGTAAGTTGACGTAGCGTTCTAGGTTTGCAAAGTTTGCGGTCTTCTCAACCTTGGTTAGCCCCGCCGCCAAATCATCTGCCGCCTTACGCACATTACCTGAGACTTTCTTGATGTTGGTTTGTAGTTCTTCTGTGGTGTTCATCAAAGCGCTTATGTTGCGCTTGAACATTTTGTCCGCAGTCTCTGTAATCTCTGTTGCTTTTTCGTAGTCTGTCAAAATCATTTTTGCCTTCCTTGTTAAATAAGTTCCTACATCACTTGCTAATTCTGTTGCTATCGCAGTATTGACTCTCTCTACTGTCCAGCCGGGGCCATACCTATCTATAACATCTGGTTTACTTCCAAGAAAGTTTTGGCTAACTCCTATCTGCATTACAGCCCCCATTTCTCAATAGACATTTTTTTACCGCAGTCGCCGTAGCTTTTTCCTACGCCAATTTCACACGCTAGTGGTAGCGTCTCAGCCCACTTGGGTCGCCAACGCATACATTCGTTTACATATTTAATGGCTTCATCGCGCTCTGATTCGGATACTACGCACGCCACGGCATCATGCACAGTCAGAACTGGCTTGTAGCGTTTCGCTATCCGTAGCATCTGCTCGGCAATCACACAGCGTGCAAGTGCTTGGCATAAGTTCTCAACTACTTTACCGCCATAGATACGGACTTCACCTTTGCGGGTATCGTAGACGTACTGTGGTCGACCATGTAAGTCAATCTCAGGGGCACGCAAGTTCATATACTTGAGAGGCAAACCGCTAGGAAGATCGTACCCAATTCCGGGGAGTACGCTTACTGCCTGTGCCTGTTTCCCAAACGGAGTAGTGACAAGTTTAGGGCTTGCCAGTGCGTCTAAGGTTTTGTGTCCTTCATCCCATAGTGCAGGGATATATGGGAACTCTTGGCGATACACCTTCAAGATATGTTGGCACATGTTGTCATCCAGACTTACCCCAAAGTTCTTGAGTTGCATCTGAAACTTGCGCCAACCCATGCCGTAGCCCGCGCCAAGAATCGTAGTCTTACCCACAAATCTTTCAGAGTCGTCAATCTCTCCAAGAGGTTTGTTGTATATCTTTGTTGCCATGATCTTGTAAACGTCTTCACCTTTTGCAAACGCGCTTACCAAATCAGCTTGCCCCGCCAACCATGCAACGATCCGCGCTTCAATCTGTGAAGAGTCGGCGTCGATCATGATGTAGCCTTCGGGTACTACGATAGCAGTCTTGAGGGGTGACTTGCGTGGCAAGTTCTGTAGGTTTAGTTTGTCGTCCCCGCCCCAACGCCCTGTGTGCGCGGCGTAATATCTGAGGGGGACTGGGAGGCTACCACGCTTGGCAATGGAAATGAATCGTTGCGTGCGTGTCTCCTCTAGTGTGGACTTTGTCCCAAGACGCGCGGCGACAAGTGCTTGCACCCGCTCATCCCAGTGGTCTGCCAACGCTTTAAATCCCTCGTCGCTCTTAGCCAAAGCCAAAGCCATTTTGCCTGTCGTGGGGCTAACCTTCATGGGTGGTGGCACACCATACTCAATCAGTCGCTCGGCGAACTTCTGATTGGACATGAGCACTTCCTTGTCGGCGCATGCTTCGGCGATCAAGGCTTCCTTCTTCTCTTGTACAAGTACGAGATGTTGCTCCAGCACAGGTAGATCAAGACGTAGCGTAGGCTCTGTGAACATACGGAGAGTCATGTCTATTAGCTTAAGCTCTGGCTTCTGGAAGTTTGCTTGCAAGATATTAAACAAGTCGTACGTCAGCTTAACGTCGTTCTTGCAGTACACACCATATTGCGCCAGATCCTGCGCAGAGAAATCAGCACGGCGCTTACCCATAGCCGCGACTACCTCAGTACCCTTCACCCCCAAACCATAACGCTCGGCGGCTTTTGCTAGGCTGTTACCAACCTCTGTGCCATCAATGGCACGTAGCATTGCTAGAGTATCGAGAAGTACTTTTGGCCTAATACCAAACCGCCAAGAAAGGATAGCACCATCAAACATGCAATTATGAGCAAGGAGAAAAGAACTATCCCAGTCAAAGCGAGATAAAAACTCACTGGTGTCGGCGTGAGTTCCTGTGAACCATTGCGTTTCGTCATCATTTATTTTTACTCCTACACCGATAACTTCAAAACGGTCATCGCGAATGTATTCTTCAGTTGTTAACTTGGATAGAGAGAAGTCTTTATCGTAGAACGTTTCGAAGTCAAGGGTGATTAGGTTCATCCAATTTTCCCAACTTTTACAATGCCAAACTCAGAACGCTTCCAAAGAAACGAGATGGTTGGCACAGCACCAGCGCTAAACAGGTCTGATGCTGTATATACAGAAGTGGTATGTCTTGGATATCCCGGGCCAACGTATCTCTTAGTGTCTCGGTAGTGTGGTACGTAAGTGATGCCGTCTAGTTTAAAGGTCGTGTACTTATGCAGTTCAGCCTTGTCGTCGTCTTTTGCTTTCGTTGTCATTTGGTTACCTTTGTGTCTGGTGAGAACTTAGCGATCTCGCGATTCAAATACCAACGTGCTTTGAGCAAGTCCTCGTAGTGGCTACCTTTGAAGTCAGCACGGCTGATGTACTTAACTACGTTTCCTAGGTTGTAACCAAACTGCTTCGCCTCAATGAAGTCGATAGTCTCGATACCGCCCATCTTGTAGTGCGGTGGGTGATTAACCATGTCGGTGTGGTGTGTGGCAACTATGTCTTCCTTGTTTGCTTTATCAAATGCTCTCTCAACATCATGAATAGTCATGCCGTTAAACCCTACTGGGACTGCCATAAACCTATCCCCAACATGCTGACCTTGCCAACCCTGTGCTCTACGCTTGTCTTGGTCTTTCTCAAACTGCGCGTCTGCTTCCATGTCGGCTTTAATTGATTTCTTACTCGTCGATACGCTTGCGAGTTTCCATTTGGGCTTTTTCACTGCCGGTGTACTAACCACACCATTCTTCTTATCAGCGTACCGAATGTTGTGGACGTATTGCACCGTTGCACCAGTAGCGTCGGCTACTGCCTGTGCTTTTGCCAGTGGGTGCTTTGCTAAATACTTACGCACTTTTGTGCTCATTGCTTGTGATCTCTTTGCCATATTTTCCTCTTTAAGATTTAAGTTTAAGACCGCGATTTTCCAATGCGGTGAATAGTTGCTTTGCTGACATTGCGCCCATGTTGGGCACTCGGTTTAACCAAAAATACGCTCTCGTATCCAATAAGTCCTCCATAGTTAAGATGTGTTGTGCTCTGACTGCGTTTGCTACTCTTCTTGGTAGTTCTAAATAAATTGCGGGGTCTTCCCTTAACCAATCACTTGCAGGGGCTTTGACTTTTGCTTCAAGCATCCTGTCTGCTTGTAGGTAAGCTTCTTCTGCTACGCCCTCTGTATCTCCTCGTATCAACATTGCTTGCATAGCCGCCATAGCAATCTGATCCCTCAATAGTACGTCTATCATTCTTTCATACTCCTTAACAAAGTCATAAAAACATGCACTGTATCTACACCTAAAACAACGGCAAGATACTCTACTTCTTTTATCGCTTCTTCTAGCGTATCGTTTCTAACTTGGATGTTGCTTTTCTCTACCTTTGAGAGCCTATCACCTAGTTCTCTGACAGCAATCCTTGCTATGGCTAACTCGTCCATCAAGTGAACTACGGCATCTCGTGGTTCGGCGATCTGACGCTTGCGGTTCATAGACCGCACATACTCTTGCTTAACTCGAGACTCCATCTCGATGCGTGTGAACTCTTCATCTTCGGGTGTCATTTGCTACTTCCTATCTCTTTTAATTTTTCTTCAAGGCGACGGATGCGCTGACGGTTGTATTCGACTACGCTAGTAGCGTACTCAAGAGACTTCTCCGCGTGCATCTTTGATAGGTACGCATCTCGCATCTCGATATCAATAAGTTCTTCCAATGTTCTTGGACGCAACATATCTCTAAGAAAGGCCACCAATGTTTCTCGTTTAGTCATGTGTTTTTTTCCTTTAGTTTGGCTTCAATGGCTTTGGCGAATGCATCAAGACCACTTAGCATAGTTTGCTTTCCCACTTCCAATCTTTCCTCATCCGTCAACCCAACCCAAGGCTTCTTGTAATCTTGGATGTCATCGTCTTCTTCAGTCATTTCTTTCCCCCATTGTTCACAGTTGTTTACGCTTTTAAGTCCCATAGCATTGGCTACGGCTCGGTCAAGGGCGGCTCCTGTTAATTTAGTCATGCTTGTTTCCTTTCCCAGTTGTCCCACTGTTCTCCAAACAGTTCGTCACCCATAGCCCACTGCAAGAGCATGGTATACATGAGGTCACATTCACCGTTAGCTTCATAAGACCGCTCCGCCCAGTACAGGCTGTTGTTCTTTGCGACTTCTATAAATTTCTCTCTACTTTCCATCATGTTTTTTCTCCTCTTGCTCTGATTGCGGATGCAATACTCCATGCCGAACCATTTTGTGGAGGGTTGGAGGTAAGCATGGTGAAGTCATACAATCGTTTATCTGCTTCTTTTGCACACGCCTCACGCTCTTTCTCTGCTACCAGTTTGGCAAAGCGTTCAAGGAACTCAGGAGTTCCTGTGCCAATCCAAGCAGTAAAGTTTCCTGCAAGTGTGTTTGTCATGTCTATGCCGCCAGCCTGTCTAGCCATCTCAATGATTTCATCTTGTGTCATTTGTTTTCTCCCCTTGCTCTGATTGCTTTGACATAAGCCAACAACATTTCTACAACCCAACTCTGTATTGCTGGGTTATCTTTTAGTCCACTTAAGTCTGTTGTTTCTAATAACTTTGCACACGCCTCACGCTCTGCTTCTATTGCAGGCTTAAGCATATCTATCGCTGTTTCATGCAACTTTTGTTGTATCTCTAACATCTCTGTCAACTTAACGATCTGTTCTTCGTGTGTCATAGTGGTGCCTCGGGTAGTTTGTTTCTCTGCTGTTGTTGGTATTGCTCTTCTTGTTTCTTAGTCCAAGCTTTTAGTGGGTGCGTAGGGAAAGGCCAGTCAAAAACTGGCGTACCACGACTGTTAGTGGCACCTTCGTGGGGAACGGTCATTGTGGGGGTCACAAGGACAACTCGCTCATCAACTCAAACAGTTCGTTGACGTTGTTCTCGTTTACTAACCATGCGTGCCCTCCAGCATTTCTAATTTTGTTTATCTCTCGTTCTTGTAGCGCAGTAGGGATTCCCTTACCCGCTTTGCATTCGATCGCAAAGAATACACCATTAAGGCAACCTACGATATCAGGGATTCCACTACGTCCATACCCACCAGTAGCGGGCATGAAATAGTATGCACCTAACTTGTCGAGTATCTCTTTTGCTCTACTCTTAACTTTAGCCTCGGGTGTCATAGCCATGTACTCACTCCTAGTTATTTATTGTTGACACAGTATAGCACATAAAAAAGCCCGACACAATAGGTCGGGCGAAAAAAAGGACATACTTTCGATTTGAAAGTATGTCCCTAGTAGTTAAGGTTTAACTATGTTAGCAAGTGGTCTCTATAGCCCCCGCAGTCATGTAGATGTGTGGTATGTGAGTATCTTCTACCTTAACACCCATGCCTTCGATCGCTTGGTTATTTTCCATGATCTTGAGTATGGCTAACTTCTCTTGATACTCTACAGGCAAATCGTAAGTATTAGATGTCACCATCACCACTTCTCCGATTGTCAAGTCCACCACCGTCATAACCCCACTCGGTAGAAGTTTAACTAGAATGCCAGTTCTGTTCTCCCATGCTCTAAACACGCTATCAACAATCTTGTATGTCGATAGGTGATCTCGCCACTTAGAGTCAATCATGATAGGCGGTAACTCTTGCGGTCCGTTTTCTTCTACATCTACTAGGTACTGTAGTAGGGAAGCCGCGACTACAGTTGTGTTCACGCATGAAGTAACTTGACTATTTGCATTCTGTCGCAGAGCGCTCATTCGGTAACCTGTGTCAGTAATCATAGTCTTGGCTACCTCGTCAGGCGGGAATTCCTTGAACGCATCTAGCGCACTCCTCAATGCAATTTTGTAGTGCTTCGTTTTCTTTCGGTTACGCATACCGCGTTGTTGTTGAATCCTAGGCGAGTCGAGTTGATACACATTTATGTACTTACCATCTATATAGTCTTGCTGTATGCTGATCTTGCCGATCTTCTCCTCGTTGTTGTATACGATTACCTCGCCTATCACACGGTCGCCATGACTACCATCGGCTTTACGGTGAAGCGACACGGCGCTGGATTCGAATGCAATCTTTGGTAACTTGATAGTGAGGTCACACAGCATGATATGCAAGTCAGGGTGAATGCCATACTCGTGTCTGCCTTTCGGGTCGTACTTGTATGGTAGTTTTGTGAAGTCCATAGGTTCGCTCATAAATTCCTTTCAGTTCAATGTCTCGTTACTGTTCTCTTGCGAGAGGTGCATGTCGTAGGCTAACGCTAGCCCACCGACAATCTCTTCCTTCTCTACGCAAGTAATGATTGACGATCGCGCCAGTATGTTTATCAAGATGTTCAGCACCTCGTCAGGTTTCAGTTCTGCCTTACGCATCACATCAATGATCTGCCCCGATACTTGTTGGAGTTTGTCTCCACCCATTTCTACTTTCATATCTATCTCCTTACCATTCAAAGCGTTTAAGAATATCGTCAACCTTGGCTTTCACATTCTCGCGAATGTAATCACTCTCTTTCAGAGTATCAAGATCAGTATGCGTAAGCGCTGCGCTTAACTCGCGTCTCGCTTGCTCTAACTTGGGATCGTTAGTAATGTTGAGTCGGCTCAACAAGTTAACCAACTCGTGTGCATTGGTGAGTATCGTGCCGTGAAACACTTTGCGTTTGCCTTCGTCATCACTCGACAGGCGCTCGCTCATGTGAGTCAAGCATTCGTACAGTCGTTGCCACACATCACGCATGGCATGGTTGAGTCGCTCGTTGAATGCAGTCTCATACTGTGCTACCAGTTCTGCCTTCGCTTGCTCGCCTATCTCGATACGGAAGTCACCTGCCGTTGGGATCGGGGTTAGCGTGTAGGTAAAGCGAAACTTCTTAGCGAGTTCTTCGGGTGCGGGATACTCTTCACGATCGAACAAGTCACCGAGTTGGAATGCACCCGCTGATATCAGCGTAGGGTACACATTTATAAACACATCAACTAAGCGTTCAAACTCTGCTTTCCTCTCGTCAAGCGTGCGCTTGTACCCGCCGTTGAATAAGTTTTCCATAGTGACAATGCGAGGACCTGAGTCAGACCAAGGGATAGTCTGTTTGGTATTCCACAAGCGAGATGATGCCGCGTAACGGATCACGGCTTCGTGGTGTGGGTTCCCTGCAAGCAAATGCTTGTGGTAGTTGCCAGCCTTAACCTTCGTGTTCTTCGCTGAGTCCACTTCCTCTGATACACGCTTGTCGAGTTTGCGTGCTGTCCAACATGAGATGTTTAGTTCCACCATCATTGCACTTGTTGCAATGCTTATGCTTTCTGTCGTCATACTTCCTCCATTGATTTATAGGTGTCCACTTTGCTTGCAAGATACACAATCACCTGAGACATTGATGGCTTAAAACCAATCTCCCCCTCAAGCCTTGTTTGTATAACTTTCAAGTACTCATACGCTACTGCGTTTACGCTTAGCGTGCGTCTATCTCCTTTCTCCATACTTACTCCACTAAAACAGATTGACCAACAGTAGGAACAAAGTTCTTGTTGCCTACCACACACCATAAGACTGGCGCGTTGCTTGATGACCAGTCGCCACAACCTCCTCCATAAAAGTAACCATCAGTTAGCATTACTGTGCATTGAGGTGTGATGCGCATCTTCTGCATGTACGCGGGAACACAAGCGGGTTCAGTACCACCACCGCCTTTGGGTTGTGTAAGTGATGCAATGTTTTGCAACTCGCCACCTGAGTAAGTCTCATGACCCGCGACATGGCTATCCCAATACATCAACTCGATCTTCTCTGGTGCTACCTCATCACAGATTGATTTCATCTCTCCGAGAAACCTACCAAGTTCGGGACCACCAATAGAACCTGATGTGTCTATCCCGATAGCAATACACTCGGCTCTGTGAGTCTCTGCGCTTGGCATAATGATTCCGCTTGCAAGATAGCGACGATTGGGTCTGCGCCATGTGGATTGATCGCCACCGCGTGTAGCAGTCTTGATGAATTCACGCAACGCTTCGCGCCAGTCAACCTTGGGGTGAAGGATCTCTTCAATACCGCGTGGGACTTTGCCTTTCATCTTTCCCGCAAGCATTGAACCTTCACGCAACGCTGAATCGATCTCGCGTTCCAACTCTTCTACTTCTACCTGAGTCAGTTCGCGTGCGCCTTGCCAGTCGTGCTCGTCAAGTTGATCAGGACATACTTTCGGATTGGAAGTTTGTCCACCGTCAGGAGAGGAATGACCGATCCCATCATCTCCGTCACCTTCGCACTCACCATCATCACCCTCGCCACCTTCGCCCTCTTCAATGAGTAGGTCGTAGACTTGCTTGGTATCCATACCGCGATACTTCTCGTCAATCAAACCGATCAACTTACCAGTCTGGGGGTCGCGTGGCATAGCAACCTCAGTCTCGCTAGGGTCGGTGTCGCGTATCTGTAAGTTGATAACAAAGTCCATAGCCCAGTTTGCTACTTGCTTATCGGGCAGATGTTTCCACACCGTCATGTGGCGATAGGCTTTGTGCATTGCTTCATGCACAACAAGGAAGGCAAGTTGCTTGTCGTTGAGCATATCTACGAACCCGCGCCCGTACTCTACATCTCGCCCGTTGGTACGCGCAGACTTACACTTCTCCGATACAGTAACCTTACCCACCATGAATACTCCTGAGAATAAACAGAAGTCAGGGTTTTGCATGAGTCGTACATGCGCACGCTCTATGCGTTGTTCAGCCGTTAATTTCATATCTTTTCTCCATTAGTTCCCATATTTCTTCAGCCTGATCTATAAGGCTGTCCGTATATTCCGTGAGTCTGCCACCCGCTTGTGAGGCGAGTAGCCATGCCATTACAAAATCTTTCTTACTCATCATCTTCCTCCGCTTCTTTTAAATACCAGTCGTACCACATGCTGATTGCTTCTACAGTTTCAGCAATGAACTCACGCTTGGGTGTACCCTCGCGCCATTGCACACCTGCATCTCCTATCAGGCTAGTGAGAACACACATAAACATAGAGCCGTTAGCCCCTTCCAAGAGTTGTCCCACTTTGTTCTTTAACTCTTTGATCTCACGCATTTCCTTATTCGTTACATGCATATAAGTCTCCTTTCGTTTCGTCGTAGTTAAGTGCCTCCGTGATGAGGTGACCAAAGTACAACCCACCCGCTAAGATCGCGATCTTGGATAGGTAGCCCTCCGTGTATATGCCTAGCCCAACAAAGCCACAGGCACAAATCGTCATCACAATAAAATAAAGTCTAGAGTCGATCGTCATTCGGTTTCCTCCTTATCGTCGTTTACTTCAATACTTAAAATACGAACCCCTTCAAATATCTCCACGATTGCGTATTCGACACCTGCCTTCTCAAGCAGATCGTAAAGTTGCGTCGGTGTCATACCATCTCCTTAGAATAAGTATTGGTTCTCGCGCATCCAAGTGACAAACGCACCGCTTGTCATGAGGATCTGCTTCTTCTCAGGGTGCTTGCTTGTTGACAAGCAGAACACGCTCTGCAATTCTTTCGGTGTACGCTTCAAGTACTCAAACCACTTGCTAATGTTGGCGCGATCTATCCGTTGCATAGCACCATAAGCCATGATGTTTAAAGCCGCAGGAGAACTCGGTAACTTGCAACCCTTCGGATCGTCGATTACTTCTTGCCATGTAGGTAATGAGTCTGCTACTTCTACATAAGCCAACATGTCTCTTGCCCCTGCTTCACCGATAGAACCAGTCAAGCCTGCTATCAAAGCATTGCGAGTAATGAGGTGACGCTTCAACAAGATGTTAGATGCGCGGTGCAATGAGCGTGGAGATACAAACGAACGCTGTGGAATCTTGGGATTGAAGATGTAGGGATTCTCTTCTTGCCCCGCGTGCTTGTAAGATGCCAATGCGTGTGGGTACGCTTTCACCCATGCCAATGCCTCTGCCGCGATACCACTACCTGCGCCCCAATGAATCCACTCTTCAGCAGTTGGCTTGCGTACTGGCAATATCGTGATACGGTTAAGGCTATGCGCTTTGAGCATGTCGCCTACACCATCAGTTGAATTGTTACCCGCCGTTACTACGATAGAGTCAGGGTGCAAATTAAATCCACCAATGCGTCTCTCGTTGAGCAATGGGTGCAACATATTCTGAACCGCCATTGATGAAGGCTTAGTGAACTCGTCAATGAATATCATGCACGCTTGCTGTAAATGGAAACCCCAGTTCTCATTGGGATAGAGAGCAGTAGTCTTAGTCTCATGGTTAGGCATTGGGATACCAATGTCACCCAACTCTGTGTTCGGTGTGTCGATATAGATACCCTTGAACCCTGTCTTTGCTACTAGACGCTCAAACATGGCTGTCTTAC